TTATCTGTTGCACAAAAAAGAAAACTAATTAAAGAGTTAAAAGGGGCATCTAAGCTTCATGCCAAACAAGCTGCACAAATAGAGAGATCTCTTAAAAAAACTAAAAAGAAAAAGTAATGGCACTTTCAGGAAGTACAGACTTTGAACCTAATGTAGCTGAGTTTATAGAAGAAGCATTTGAGAGATGTGGATTAGAACTTAGGACAGGTTATGATTTAAAAACCGCTAGGAGGTCTATAAACCTAATGTTAGCAGAATGGGCTAATAGAGGTTTGAATCAATGGACAATTGAACAAGCAACGCAGACTGTTACCGAAGGTACTGCTAGTTATTCTTTAGATTCTAATGTTATAGATGTTTTAGATGTGGTCTTGCGTAGAACAGTTAATCAAACACAAACAGATATAAGCATAAATCGTATTAGTAGATCTGAATATATCAACATACCAAACAAAGAAACAAAGGCTAGGCCATCACAATTTTTCTTTGATAAGTTAACAACGCCAGCGTTAAAAGTTTGGCCTGCACCTGAAAACAGTACTGATATATTAGTTTTTAACAAACTAGTAAGAATGGATGATGCAGATAAAGCTACTAATACTATGGACATGCCGTTTAGATTTTATCCCTGTTTTGTTGCGGGGTTGGCGTATTATCTTTCGCTAAAAAAGTCTCCTCAACTCACCCCGCAACTCAAGGCTATATATGAAGAGGAGTTCAGAAGAGCGGCTGACCAGGATGAAGATAGAGCATCTTTTAGGATAAGACCTAATTTAAGGATGAACTAATATGGCTTATGCGGTTGGTAAATTCGCTAAAGCATTATGTGATCGTTGTGCTTTTGAATACAAACTTAATGAACTAAAAGAAGAATGGAATGGTTTAAAAGTTTGTCCAAGTTGTTATGAGCCTAAACATCCTCAGTTAGAACCATTAACGGTTAAAGCAGATCCTGAAGCCTTATACAAACCTAGACCTAATAATGATAAAGAAGTAGGAGAGGGTTTTGTTGTTGTCACAAGCTCTAACATATTTCAAAATGATTTTATGAACCCTTCTATACTACCTTCAAATTTTGTTGTTGAGAAAGTGACAGCATCATTAGGTGAAGTTACAATTACTACGTCATGACATTAACCGAGTTAAAAACTTTAATACAAAATTATGTGGAAAATGAGGAGACAACTTTTGTTGCTACCTTGAATGATTTTATTATTAACGCAGAAGATAGATTATTTGAACTAATACAGTTAGATTATTTTAGAAAAAATGTTACTGGTAATTTAACAACTGGTAATACTTATTTAACCGCTCCTTCTGACTTTTTAATGAGTTTTTCTTTAGCAATTATAGACAGTAACAACGATTATCATTACTTAGATAAAAAACACCCTTCTTTTATGAGGGAGTATTCTAATGATGCGGTTGATACTTCTGAGAGAGGTAGGCCTTTGTACTATGGAGACTTTGATAAAGAATTATCTACGGCATCAAGTAACGGATCTACTTTAATAGTTTCTCCAGTCCCAGATTCAGATTATTCAGTTGAATTGCACTACCTGTATAAACCAAATAGTTTAACAACAGACACTACAGGTACTTGGATTTCTACTAATGCTAGAAATGCTTTGTTGTACGGTTCTCTTGTAGAAGCATACACATTTATGAAGGGTGATGCAGATTTGATGCAACAGTATGAACAAAGATTTAATTTAGAAGTTTTAAGATTGAAGAATCAAGCAGAAGCAAGAGGAAGAAGAGACGAATACCGTTATGATTCTCTTAGATCTTCTGTTACTTAAATAAGGAGAGTAAATGGAAAAAATTGAAAGTCTTAAAGGCAAGACTGTTGCTATTGTGGGTATGGGTAAAAGCTGGTTTGACTACAACTTAGCAAAATCTCATGGGGTACATTTTGATGAAGTGTGGGCTATAAACGGCGTAGGGTCTGTTATATTTCACGACAGAGTATTTATGATGGATCCGGCATCTAGGTTCCTAGATACAGATGATGCAGGTGGCCAAACTGACAGTATGGCAGATCTTTTAAAAAATCATGAGGGTCCAATATATACTTGTGAGTTAGATGATCGTTGTCCTGGTTTAGTTGAATATCCATTAGAAGAAGTGGTTTCTTATTCTAATTGCCATTATTTAAACAATACAGTTGCCTACGCAGTTGCTTTTGCTTACTGGAATGAAGTTGCTAACTTAAAATTATTTGGTATAGATTTTTCTTATAAAGGTAATTTACATTTTGCTGAGTCAGGAAGAGCTTGTGTAGAGTTCTGGCTAAGTAAATGTATATCTGCTGGTATGCAAGTTGAAGTTGCACATACTTCTGGATTATTAGATACAGACGTTCCAGCAGAGCAAAAACTATACGGTTATCATAGGTTAAAAAATCCCTACATTATTTTAGTGGATGAAGATGGAATTAAATTAGAGCGTATAAACGATTTAGAGATAGTAAAACAAGAACAGGAGCCTGTACTTATAGATAGGCATGATTCTCATTTAAAACCAGTAGAGCCTAAAAAATGGTAAATGAAGTAACTCCGGCAGGAATGCCAGGTTTAGGCCTTATAGAGGCTAAAACAAGCAACTATGGTGGCCATCCTCCTGAATTTTGGGCAGAAAGACTTACAGAAAAGATTGTAAGTTCAAGTAATAGTGAAGATCCGCACATAAAAGAACAAGCTAGAGCTTACAAAGATTTGATATATCAAGTTAGTTTGATTTATATACATAATGCTATAAAATCTTATAAGGCTACATTAATTCAAGAGCTTATGACGGCTGGAGAAGAAGACGTAGCTAAAATTGTAAAAAGGATATAAATATGGCTATTTCATCAACACTAACAACCAGCTTTAAAAAAGAGCTGCTAGAAGCTATCCATAATTTTAAAAACTCTGGTGGAGACACTTTTAAACTGGCTTTATATACAAGTTCAGCAACTTTGGGTGCTACTACTACCGCGTTTACAACAACTGGACAGGCATCAGGAACTAATTACACTTCTGGTGGGGCAAACCTCACTAGAGTAGATCCAACATCAAGCGGCACTACAGGTTTTACTGATTTTGCCGATTTAACCTTTGGTACGGCTACCATAACCGCTAGAGGTTGTATGATTTACAACTCATCTGATAGTAACAAATCAGTAGCTACTATTGATTTTGGTGGAGATAAAACTTCAACCGCAGGTGATTTTACAGTAGTTTTCCCTGCGGCAGCAGCAAGTACGGCTATTATAAGAATAGCTTAAAAGCCTTATATGGCTAATATTAACGGTTGGGGTCGCGGAACTTGGGGCGAAGGGTCCTGGGGAACCGCCTTACCCGTTGAAATATCTGCACCTAGCGCCGCTACTTCTGCATTAGGTACTGTATCTACAGTAGCAAAAGCTAACGTAAATCCTACAGGACAGTCTGCAACAGGTGGTGTATCTGGAGTAGGTGTAAATGCACAAGCCGTAGCTGTATGTCCTAGTGCAGTTGGAACGGTAGGGTCTGTATCAGTATTAGTTGATGGTGAGGCAAATGTATTCCCAACAGGTCAAGCTGCAACAAGTGCTTTAGGTACTGCAACTACTATATCTAACAACAACATATCAGTCTCACTAGGAGCTGCGACAAGTGCTTTGGGATCTGTAACAACAGATGCAGAGGCAAACGCATTTCCTACAGGACAAAGTGCAACAGGATCGGTAGGATCAGTTTTAGTGTGGTCACTTATTGATGATTTACAAACATCCAACTTTACTTCAATTAACGAGGCTCAAACACCTAACTGGGAAGATGTTGCTTAACTATCCACAAGAAAGGTAATATAATCAATTGAACGGAGATATTAATGGCTACTTATGTAAATGATTTAAGACTTAAAGAAATAGCTACTGGTGATGAATCAGGAACTTGGGGAACTTCAACAAATACAAATTTGGAGCTGATTGGTGAAGCGCTTGGCTTTGGAACCGAAGCAATTACAACCAACGCAGACACACACACCACAACTGTAGCCGATGGATCTACAGATCCTGGTAGAGCTATGTACCTTAAATATACAGGAACACTAGATTCGGCCTGTACGATTACGATTGCACCTAACACTATGAGTAGGATGCAATTTATTGAGAATGGAACAAGCGGATCTCAAAATATAATAATTTCACAAGGCTCTGGTGCTAACGTGACCATACCAGCTGGCGATACTAAAGCAGTTTACCTAGATGGTGCTGGTAGTGGAGCAGCAGTAGTTGACGCTTTTGCTAGTTTAAATACAGTAGATCTGAAAGTAGAGGACGATTTAACAGTTACAGATGATGCCACTATAGGCGGTACTCTTGGTGTAACAGGTGTTTTAACAGCTACTTCCCTTGATATATCAGGAGCTATAGATGTAGACGGAACATCTAACTTAGACGTGGTGGATATAGATGGTGCGGTTGATATGGCTTCTACGTTACAAGTAGATGGCAGTATAACTTCCTCTGATGGAGCAACGATTACAGTCAACGACAACAGTATAGCTTTAAGTTTGATTTCGACTGATGCTGATGCTAATGAAGGTCCAGGATTAGTGCTTTATAGAAACTCTAGTAGCGCAGCGGATGATGATGTTTTGGCGCAGATATATTTACAAGGAGAAAATGACGCCGATCAAAAAGTAACTTATGGCCTCATCCAAGCAGTAATAGCAGATGCCTCCGATGGATCAGAGGATGTCAAATTAAGCCATAGGACGATGGTTGCTGGAACTGAAAGGGAAAGAATGACACTGACTCCTTCCGTAACTGTATTTAACGAAGATTCACAAGATATAGACTTTAGAGTTGAATCAAATGGTAACGCTAATATGTTATTTGTTGATGGTGGTAATGACGCAGTAGGCATAGGAACTTCGAGTCCTTCAGCACAACTGCACGTTGCAACTTCTTCTGGTGATTGTACTGTACTTATTGAAGCCGAAGAAAATAGCAGTTCAAGAGAACCACATTTACAACTTAAAGGTACAAATACGAGCAGTAATCCCATCATAGAATTTGGTGATAGTGCAGGGTTTCCAGGAACAATAGAATACGAAAACTCAGACAACAGTATGAGGTTTGGAACAAACGCTGGTGAAAGAATACGCATACTTTCAGGCGGTGGTATAACATTTGGTGGAGACACAGCAACAGCTAACGCACTAGACGATTATGAAGAAGGCAACGCAACTCTTGTAATTACAACATCTGACACACCATTTTCAGTAGGAACTGTTAGTGACACTTCAACGTACACAAGAATAGGTAATCAAGTAACTTTGTTTATTGCTATTTCTATTTCAAGTCCTTCAGGTGGCTCTGGTGCTTTAAGATTGACAAGTTTACCATTTGCCAATAATGGACCACAAGTAACTACCTCAGTTTGTTCATTGGGTAGGATGGCTAATTCTCAAACACAAAAACCTTTTGGATTGTTACCGAACGGCTCTGACGTAATAACTTTCTTTTTCAACGCAGATGGAGCTGTAGCCAGCTCTTACTCAGCAACTAATCTCAACGGACAAGTTACCCCTTTTATGAACGCTACAATAACATATACTACATAATCAATTATGCTTAGTGGATTCTAGGCAAGGAGAAAAAAATGGCAATAACAAAAACAATAGTAGACGACAAAATTGAAATTGTCGGAGACTTTAAAAAAATACAGGTTCGTACAGCTACAATCCTTAAAGAAGGCGGAGTAGAACTTACTAGGTCTTTTAGTAGAAGAGTTATAAGTTGCGTATCATCCACGCATGATGGCAGTTCTTGGACACATACTGATACAGATATGTCTAGCGAATCAACGGAACTGCAAGGCATAGCTAACGCAGTTTGGACAGATGAAGTAAAGGCAGCACAAAAAACTGAAAACGAAAAAAGTTTAGATCCTTCATAATGAGCGAAGAAAAAACAAACAAAATTGGTGGAGAAGAAATCAAAGATGAGGATTTGACACCAGAGCAACTACTACACAAAAGTCACGTTCTTAGTTTGAGAAACAAAATTGAAAAGTTAAAATTTGAAATAGATGAGTTACTACCCTCTTTAAGATTTCACGAAAACGCTTTACTAGAAACAGTAAAAAAACAAGCAGACGAACATTTTGACACAGAGGAAAAACAAATAATTGGAGATAAAAAATGAGCATTTGGAAAAAGGTAGTTGACTTCTGGACTGGCACTAAAAGAGTAAAAGTTAGAGCTAGAGACGAAGACGGTAAGTTTGTTGGTGATGACGAATCAACTCCAGACGTTAATGAAGCTTACACTACAAAAAGAGTAAAAAACGACAAATGAATAAAGAAGATTCTGATTTAACATCTTTAAAAGTATACGAAAGAGAATCGGCTATTAGATTTGAGTATATTGAAAAAAGACTTGATGAGGGATCTGAAAAATTTAAAAGACTTGAAGCTCTTATCTGGGGAATATACCCAGTTTTAATAACTTGTTTGGTAGCCACCAGGTACATCTAATGTATGAATATTCTTGTAAAGTGGAAAAAGTTGTTGATGGAGACACTTGTGATGTTGTTTTGGATCTTGGCTTTGATATTCTTTATAAGTCTCGTGTTCGTTTATATGGTATTGATACTCCCGAGTCACGTACTCGTAACAAAGATGAGAAGGCTAGAGGAAAAATGGCTTCAGCTTTCTTAAAAGAAGCTATTGAAGAGGGAGAAAAAGTAGTTATACAAACAAAACTTAAAGACTCTAGAGGTAAATTTGGTAGAGTTTTAGGTGATGTTGTTGTAGACGGCGTAAATATTAATCAACTAATGGTTAAATGCCATTTAGCAGTAGCTTACTACGGTCAATCAAAAGATGACGTAGAAGCCGAACACATGCGTAACAGGGACATTCTTATTGAAAAAGGTCTACATACCCCGGTAGATTAATGGACCAAGCAGTTCAATTTATTAACGAAGTAGGCTTTCCAATAGCTGCTGCGTTAGGTCTAGGATTCTTTATTTGGAAACTAATTAACCGTATTATTGACGGTATGGAAACTAAAGTTGATGTGCTTGACGATAAGGTTGCTGACCAAATAGAGCAAATGGAGCAAAGACTAGGTACAAAGCTAGATTCACAACATGGGATCCTAGTTGCTCTTATAGATAGGGTTAGATCTCTTGATAACGAAATCATACGTCAAGACACACTTATCAAAACTATATTAGGTGTACCGCAGCTAATAGACAGTAACAAGATTGCAAAAGCAGACCGAGACGACCAAAGGAAAGATTGATGGCTCCTAAACGACCTGACGAAATATTGTTAATATCTTGCATGATAATCGTCATGTTTGTTGTGTTGGCAGTTCAAGCTGATGAAATGACACATAAGTTTAAAAACCCTAGCTTTTCAGGTGTTGGTACATCAAGCCATTATCTAACTATAGAGAACCAAGAGTTCAACAGAAAAGAAGCCATACGTGAAGAAATAAAGGCTTATGTAGAAGACTTGGAAAGAGAAGCAGAAAACACTACGCTTGCTAGGTTTATACGTAATTTAGAGAGTAGAATATACGCACAACTAAGCAGACAATTGGTTGATAGTTTGTTTGGTGAAACTGCCTCTGATTTTGGTGTTCTTGAATTAGAAGGCAACACTATAGAATACAGGGTAGAGGACGATAAGGTAACTTTAATAATTACAGATGAAGAAGGCAATACAACAGAAATTACTGTACCTCTCGGTTCTTTTACTTTCTAGTTGTTCTTTAATTATACCGCCTTTAGATAACGGCATACCGCCAGTCAGATCTATTGAATCAGCGCAAGTTGGTAGTTTATTAACAAAACTATCAGAATCACCAGAACCCGAAAGAAAACCTGTAGTGGCTGTATATGGTAAATCTTTTAAAGATGATACAGGACAGCGCAGATCTAATAGTCAGTACGCTAGTTTTAGTACGGCAATAACACAATCTCCTGATGCGTATCTAATTAGGGCCTTGAAACATTCAAATGTCTTTGATGTGGTGGAAAGAAAAGGTTTAGATAATTTAACAAAAGAAAGACAATTAATACGTACAACTAGAGAATCATTTGATGAAAAACAAAAAGTTAAACCGTTGCTTTTTGCTGGTCTTATTATGGAGGGAGGTGTAATAGGGTATGAAAGTAATGTTAAGTCTGGAGGTGCAGGTGCTAGATATTTAGGTATTGGAGCTTCTAAAGAATATAGGCAAGACTCTGTAACAATTTCTTTGCGTACCGTATCTGTTAGTACAGGAAAAATATTGCTAGAAGTGTTGGTAACTAAGTCAATATTGAGCGCTGCCGTCTCTTCTGATGTGTTCAAATTTTATTCAAATAATACCGAATTAGTTGAAATTGAGAGCGGTATGGTAGAGAATGAGTCTATAAATATTGCTTTACAGATGGCTATCGAGACGGCTGTTTTGCAAACAATAGAGGAAGGATATGAACAAGGCTATTGGAAGAAAAAGAACGGTAGTTAGCTTATTGTTTTTACTTATATCTTTAAATGTGGTGACAGCAGACAACGAGGTATATATAACGCAATCTGGTGCAACGTCTAACTTAGATATAGAACAAGTTGGGGGAAGCGGTAACATTATTGGTGGATCGGATGCCGCAGCAGGACCATCTAATATGACACCATTAGATCTAGATGGTGCAACTATGACCTTAGATATACTACAAAAAGGTAATACAAATAAATTTCTTGGCGATATATGGGCCGATACCTATACAGGTTATTTTTCTTTTATAGGTGATACCAACACATTTAACATGTCTACAGATGAAACTAATGCTACAGGAGCAGATGGTTCTAATGTGAATGTCCAGGTTACGGGCAGTACGAACACTATGACTTTGAACCACGCTATGACTGCACTAGCAGCAAACTTAGATTTAGATTGGATTATACAAGGTTCAGGAAACACAATAACATCATCTATAGATGTGGATGGCGCAACTAACTATATGGATATTGATGGTAATGATAATACCGTTACCTATGATGGAGATGGTTATGCTGGTGGATATTTTTACCTAGATCATACAGGGGCATCAAGAACATTTAATATAGATCAGGAGTCTACATCTGATAATGACTGGCTTAAAATTACATCTTCTGGCTCTAATGGTACTGTTTGCGTTACTCAGTCAGACGCAACAACTTCATTCGTTTGCTGATATAGGTTCTATATCTGAAGTTAAAGGTAACGCACAAGTTCTTAGAGACAAGGCTTACGGAGCCGAACTACAATTTGATATACAACAAATGGATGATGTCCGTACAGAAGCGGGCAGAGTTGCCATAACCTTTGAAGATTCTTCTACAGTAAAATTAACTGAACATTCTAAGTTGGTTATAGATGAATACATCTACGATCCCGACCCATCTAAATCAAAGATGGCACTCAAATTTGCTAGTGGTACTGCAAGATTCATTACAGGTAAATTTAACAACAAAAGTAATATATCTATACGCACACCTACCGCAGATATAGCTATTAGAGGTACAGACTTTACTTGTACGGTAGATGAATTAGGCAGATCTCTTGTCATACTATTACCAGACGAAAACGGTATATCTAGTGGAGAAATTATAGTATCTACCGGTATGGGTAGTGTGACACTAAACAAACCTTATCAAGCAACTACGGTATCTGTTTTTGAAAACAATCCTACATCACCTGTAGAGCTAGATATTACATTAGATCTAATAGACAACATGCTTATTGTAAATCCTCCAGAACAAACGCAAGAATCTTTAGAACAAACACAAACGCAAACATCTGCTGATTATTTAGATTTTAATGATCTTGATATAGATTATCTTAATGAGGACTTTTTAGATGCAGAGGAAGAATTAGAGTTTACAGAATTAGATGTTAATTATTTAGATGTTAATTTTCTTGAAGATCTACTTAATGTTTTAGATGCACTAGCCATAACAAAAGAAGAAGATGCCTTGAAACAAGGTGGTGCTGGTATACGTATTGTTGGTACAGAAATAGGACAAGACAAAGATACTCAAATAACTACAATCATATCTGGTCAAAATATAAGTTTAACAAGAACCGTAAGTCAAAGCGCTAGATTAGATTTAGATGGATCTGATAGTTATACAGTTATACTTATACAAGATGGAGTAACTAATACGGTTAAAATAAATGGTGGATCTTCAACTACAATAAAAATTAAGCAAGGATCAGGATGAAAAAAACAATAATATTTGTAAGTTTATTTATGTTGCTTGGTGCAACTTATTATTTTCAACCTACAGCTTATGAAATATTAAAGTTAAAAACTTTTGATTCGTTAGTAACAGATAAAGAACCTTCAGGTAATTTTGTAATTCTTAATATAAATGAGAATGATATTACTAATGAAGGTGGCTATCCTTTGTCTAGGCAAACATTAGCCCAAATACACATTAATTTATTAAGAAAAGGTGCATTAGGTGTAGGTTGGGTTATGGCCTTTCCACAACCTGATAGATTTAGTGGTGACTTTGATTTTACAGAAGCTTTGAGTTTTTCTCCAAGTGTTCTCGCTATGTTTGAGGGAGAAGGTGATTATCCGCCTACTTCTGGAACAGTTATCCTCGGACCAGAAAGCGGAGGCATTATGTCTGAAGGTGTAATACAAAATATAGATATTTTAAAAGCCAACGCCAGTCAGGGTTTAGCAGTAGCCAGGACAGATGTAGATAATTTAGTTCGTAGATTACCTCTTTTAATGCGCACACCTGACGGTTGGGTATCAACCTACGGTACAGAAGTTTTAAAAGTTTTAGCTGGAGCTGATACTTACATTATAAAAACAAATGATAATGGTCTGGAAGAAGTAAGAGTAAAAGGGTTGCCTCCAGTACCGGTAGATTCATTAGGCCGTAAATGGGTAAGTTGGGTTAACACACCACAAACTAATCTTACTGAAATAGATGTGGAAAATAAGTTTGTTTTTGTAGGATTTACAGCTAAAGGCATTATGCCTCAAATTGCCACACCCGCAGGTTTGTTAGAACCTCATAAAATACAAGCCGCACTTGCTGAATCTATATTGATACAAGACAGCCCTTACATACCTGATTATGCACTTGCTTTAGAAATATTAATATTTTTGTTTTCTGTGGTGTTTGTTTGGCTCGCTTTGAATGTTTTTGGTATAACTGCTGGTATATCATTTTTTGGTGTAGTTTTTGCATCTACGGCCTTCTTTGGCGTTTATACAATACAAAAGGGTGTATTGATTGATGTCACTTGGGGTTTAATATCTCAGTTTATTACTGCAAGTGTTGCTTTTTACATAAGATTCAGAGAGCAATACAAATTAAGACAACAAATAAAAAAACAATTTGAGCATTACTTAGATCCTAGACAAGTGAAGGCTTTGCAATCTAATCCGAGTTTACTAAAGTTAGGTGGTGAAAAGAAAAGATGTACTTTTTTATTTACTGATGTTCGTGGCTTTACTGCTATGAGTGAAAGTATGGAACCTGAACAAGTAACTCAAATTATGAACAAAGCTCTTACAATTCAATCAGATGCGGTTAAAAAGTATGGAGGTATGGTAGATAAGTATATAGGTGATGCCATGATGGCTATATTTAACGCTCCTTTAGATTTAGATAATCATGAGCAAGCTGCTGTTATGTGCGCTAAAGAAATACAAGACAACTTTAAATCTTCTGATGTTGGAGTTGAAATTGGTGTAGGTGTTAATACCGGTGAAGCTGTAATTGGTAACTGTGGATCGTCTACTAGATTTGATTATACGGCTATCGGATCTGCCGTAAATATAGCTGCTAGGTGCGAATCTAGTTGTAAAACTGTAGGTAAAGATTTAATAATTGCAGAGGAAACTGCAAAAAATTGTGGTTTTGAGCTAAAATCATTAAAACCAATAGAAGTTAAAGGTATTAGTAAACCTTTAGAAATATTTACTTTGGAGGATATATGAAAGCACTACTTAAAAACTTAGTTGGATCAGTAGCACCAACCTTGGGTACAGCACTAGGAGGCCCTATGGGCGGTATGGCTGCAAACATGATTGCAGATGTGTTGGGTTGTAAGAACGAACCCAAAGAAATACAAAAAGCTATAGATAATGCTACACCCGAACAAATGCTTGAGCTAAAAAAAGCTGAAGCCGAGTTTGAACTCAAAATGAAAGAACTAGAGGTAGATGTATTCAAACTAGAAGTACAAGATACACAAAACGCTAGGCAAGCTTTCTCTAAAGATTGGACCGCTAGAATTATAGGTATATTTGTAGTTGGTGGATTTATGGGATATATATTCTTAGTAACTATTCAACCTCCAGAACAAAACTCAGAAGCTTTAATTAATTTAGTATTAGGATATTTAGGCGGTTTAGCGTCAGCTATAATTAGTTTTTACTTTGGGGCATCTAACACACCCAAGGATGATTAATATGAACATATCTGAAGAAGGTATATCTTTAATTAAAAACTACGAAGGATGTAAGCTAGAGGCTTATCAAGACTCTGTAGGAGTTTGGACAATTGGCTACGGACATACAAAAGATGTAAAAGATGGCGATCAAATAAACCAAGATGAAGCCGAACATTTGTTAAAGGAAGAAATGCCTGAATATGAAGGTTATATTAACGATATGGTTAAGGTTCCGTTAGATCAATGTCAGTTTGATGCTTTAGTTTGTTGGGTATACAACTTAGGACCTACTAATTTAAAAGAATCTACTTTGTTACG